ATTGCATATCGTGATAAAGGATTTGTCAATGTCGCTAACTATCAGAAGAATTATTTTGAAAGTCCAAGAATGATCGCTTCCCGTGTCAACGAGACCAAATATCTTACCGCACTTTCAGGTAACAAGTCATTCGGTCTTAATGCAAATCTTTTCTCAAGTGACGATAGAGTTTCTCCAACAATTGATCTTGATAACTCTTCTATTGTGTTTACCACTAATAGAATTAATGCTCCTATTACCGATTATGTAAATGATCCCAGAGTAAATACAGTTAATGATGATCCAAATAACTTCATTTATGTAAGTAAGAATGTTACTTTGGAAAATCCAGCAACTGGTTTAAAAGTTTACTTGGACTCATATATTTCAGTTTACAATGATGTTAGAGTATTCTATGCTTTGGATCAGGTAGATCTGAATGTTGATGAACTAGTATTCGTTCCTTTCCCTGGTCATATAAACTATGATGAAGATGGAAATTTGATTCTTTTGAATCCTAGTGATGGATCATCTGATGTGAACATTCCTAGGTATGATTATACCGTGGAAACTCCAAGAATTGATGAGTTCAGAGAGTATACCTATAATAATGAGGATCTTCCATCATTCATGAACTTTAGAATCAAGATTATTGGAACATCGACTAACCAGTCAATTGTTCCACAAATCAGAAACCTACGTGCAATCGCTCTAGCATAATATGGATATGTTACCAATTGAAGGTAAGGACGGGTATTTTAGAGATACCCGTTCCAATGCTATAATTAATAAAAATGAAAATGATTTTAACATGTATATGACAAATCATAAAAAACTTTCTTCTGATAAGGAACGAATCAACGACATTGAAAATGAACTTGGTGGTATTAAGGGTGATTTGAGTGATATTAGATTAATGCTTCAACATTTTATGGATAAACATAAATAGAAAAAAGATTGTTCTATAATGGCAAAGCCTGCTTCTAGACAAGAGTTAATTGATTATTGTAAGAGACAGTTGGGTTATCCTGTCTTGGAAATCAATGTTGCTGATGAGCAGATTGAAGACTCGGTTGATGATGCAATTCAATTGTTCAATGAGAGACATTTTGATGGTGTTGAGCAGGTTTTTCTAAAATATAAAATAACCCAAGATGATATTGATAGAGGTAAGGCAAGACCACCTGGAGTTGGTGGAACTACTACTGGTATCTCAACAACAACTGCAACCACAAGTATTGTAGGAACTGCAACAACCTTTACATATTACGAAAACAGTAATTATTTGCAAATTCCTGCAGATATTATTGGAATTGAGAAGGTTTTTCAGTTCAATAATACTGTGGTATCTGGTATGTTTAATGTAAAATATCAGTTTTTCCTAAATGATGTGTTTGGTCTTTGGGGTGGAGTTACTCCAGCATCTGGATATGATATGTTGTCATATTCAATGACCATGAGTTATCTGGAAACAATGAATTTCCTCTTAAATACTCATAAACACATCAGATTTAATCAAAGACAAGACAGGATGTATCTTGATATTGATTGGAATACTGTATCAGTAGGAGAAATTCTGATTATTGAGTGTTATAGGGCAATGAATGGAACAGATTATACCAGAATTTGGAATGATTCCTTCCTAAAACCTTATGTTACTGCTTTAATTAAGAGACAATGGGGCCAAAATATGATGAAATTTCAGGGGGTCAAACTTCCTGGCGGAATTGAACTGAATGGAAGACAAATGTATGAAGATGCAGAGAAAGAATTGGAAGTAATTAGAGAAAAAATGTCCAATACTTATGAACTTCCACCTATGGATCTTATAGGTTGATATGTTAAATCCATTTTTTCTCCAAGGTTCAAATTCTGAACAGAATTTAGTTCAAGATCTCATCAACGAACAGTTGAGGATGTATGGTGTCGAGGTATATTACATGCCCAGACAGTTTGTGACTACAAACACAATAATCAAAGAGGTTATTGAATCGGAGTTCAATAACTCTTACCCAATTGAGGCGTATGTTGACAGTTATGAAGGATATGGTGGTCAAGGAACACTTTTAAGTAAGTTTGGAATACAAAATTATGACGATTTAAAGATTATTATCTCCAAAGAAAGATACGAGAACTATATTACCCCTCTGAGTAAAAATCTTTCAAATATTGAATTGACAACTAGACCAAAAGAAGGAGATTTAATTTATTTTCCTCTTGGTGACAGAATATTTGAGATCAAATATGTAGAGCATGAGCAACCTTTCTATCAATTACAAAAAAATTACGTTTATACACTGACTTGCAGTTTGTTCCGTATCGAAGACGAGGTTATTGATACCGGTGTCGATGAAATTGATGATAATACTCAAGATCATGGCTATATTCAAACTCTTCGGATGATTGGTGCTGGTTCTACTGCAACAGTAACAGCAAATATTTGTGCCATTGGTGGTGTTACCGATGTATTCATTAAGAATATGGGCAATAATTACAATCATAGCCCAATTGTAGGTTTCTCATCAGTTCCTGCCGGAGGAACTATGATAGCTGGTATTTCTTCTATCACCAATGATTATGTCAATTGTTCAGGTAGTACTGGAGGAAAGGTCAATGCAGTTTACATGTCCAACTCTGGTTGTGGATATACCGTTGCTCCTTGGGTATCATTCACAAATTTGACCAATAAATCTGGAGCAGGGGCGGCTGCAACCACACGACTTGGAAATGGAACTATTCAAAGTGTTTCTGTTGCCAGTAGTGGATCTGGATATTTGTCTAATCCACTAATTTCGTTCTCTCCACCAGTTGGAGGAGGTACGTCAGCCACTGGTATTGGTTACATTAACGTTGCTGGTAACATTATAGACACCTATCTAATACATGCTGGTACTGGTTATACTACTGGAGATCTTCCTATTAATGGAACTGTTGATAATCCAACTACTGGGGTTGGGGCAACCGTTGGTATAGGAACATATTTGTTCAATGAGATTATACTTGGTTCGACTTCTGGAACAACTGCGAGAGTCAATAGATGGACTTCTTCTACCTTGGAACTTGAGATTAGTATTGTATCTGGTGAATTTACTTCAGGTGAAACCATTTATGGAACTGAATCTGGAGCACTGTATTCGGTAATGATACAAAAACAAGATGACTTTGTCACACCATTTGCAGATAATGATAATATCGAAATAGAAGGAAATGGTGTCATTGATTTCAGTGAGGTAAATCCTTTTGGAATGCCTTGATCTAAATAGTTAGTAATACAGAGCAAGATAATGTTTGATTATTTCTACAATGAGGTGTTCAGATCCGTAATTATCGGATTTGGAACTCTCTTTAATGGAATAGAAGTTCATCATAAAGATGGTAATGATGATACGTTTAGTGTTATTCAAGTTCCTCTTGCTTATGGACCTACTCAAAAGTTTCTTGCTAGAATGGAACAAGAGGCAAGTCTGAATCGTCCGGTTCAGCTTACTCTTCCAAGAATGTCTTTTGAATTTACTAATCTTGAATATGACCCAAGTAGAAAAGTAACTCAAACACAAACAATCGTAACTGAAACTCCAGATGGTTCTATAAAGAGAACCTATGTTCCAGTTCCATATAATATGACAGTTCAACTTTCGATTATGACAAAGTTGAATGATGATATGCTACAGATTGTTGAACAAATCTTACCATACTTCCAACCTGCATATTCACTTCCTATCAAGTTTTTGGGCAACTTGAATGAGGTTAAGTATGTTCCGGTCAACCTTGATACCATTCAGATGGAGGATGATTATGAGGGTAATTTTGATACCAGAAGAGCTCTTGTATATACACTGACATTTACTGCGAAGACATACGTGTACGGTCCTGTGAAGGATGTTAGTAGTCAAATCATTGATAAGGTTTCTCTCGGTTATATTACCGGTTCTAAAGGTTCTGGGACTGCAGAGAGAGATCTTACCTATCAGGTTACTCCTAGAGCAACCAAAAATTATGACGGAGACGTTGTAACCCTATTGTCAACAAATGTCGATCTTGATGATGGTGTTATCGAAGTTGACGATGCAACAAATATACCAGTTAGATCTTATATTATGATCGACAAAGAGTCGATGTATATTAAATCCAAGAGTGGTAATAAACTTATCGTCGATAGGGCTCAAGATGAAACACCACTTGAGAACCATCTACTAGGTTCAAAAGTTGGTAAGATTAATGCTGCAGACAACTCTCTGATTGAAATTGGTGACAACTTTGGTTTCGATGGTAATGTTTTTTGAGGTTAATTTATGACTAAAAAGTATGATGAATTGGACCAAACTTTTGATGTTTCTTCCACAGAAATAGAGACTACACCAGTAGAACCTATTGTAGAGAAAAAAATTGAGAACATTAGATCACAATCTGAAGATATCAAAAAAGATTATGAATATACCAGAGGTAATTTGTATTCCATTATTGAGAAGGGTCAAGAGGCAATCAATGGTATTTTGGAATTGGCTCAAGAAAGTGAGATGCCAAGAGCATATGAAGTTGCTGGTCAGTTGATCAAGAACGTAGCAGATGCAACAGATAAGTTACTTACACTTCAACAGAAATTAAAAGATGTAAGTGAGGAAAAAGATCTTAAGGGTCCAACAACTGTTAATAATGCATTATTTGTTGGTTCTACCGCAGAGTTACAAAAACTCTTGAAGCAGAAACCTCAAAAAGATAATAAATAGTTAAAAGACTCTAAAAGAAAATGGCAGCAGTAAGTTCAGTCAATCTTGTAATTCAAAAAGGAACTTATTTTGAAGAAACATTTTTTCTTGGTGCGGAAGATGGTTCAGGATTGAATCTGACTAATACTACTGCAACTTCTAAAGTAAGAAAACATCCTACTGCAGGAATTGCTCACACTTTTTCTACAACGACCACTGTGTCTGACAGCACTGTTAAAATCTCAATGACTTCAGATAAAACTGTAGAATTGCCAAGTGGTAGATCTTACTATGATGTGTTACTTACTTCTGCTGGAGGAACCGTTACAAAAGTTTTAGAAGGCACTGTTTTTGTTGAGGAGACTATATCACTATGACTATTAATGTAAGAGTCGTAACTAACAAACCAAAAATAAAGACAACTGTAGCATCAGGAGTAATTATGGCAAGAACCCTACAGGAACTTTTAGATGTAGATGTGTCGGGAGTAAGTGATAAGTATGTGATCATGTACGATGCATCTACACAAAAATACACTGCAGTGAATCCAGATGATGTTCTTTCTGCAGCTTCATCAACGGAATCAACATCACCAGGATTACCGACAGATTTCGTAGATACTCTTGATGTTGATTTGGACGATAAGATTGATTTGGATGCAGGAACCTTTTGAGTAACTAAATAATAGAAAAATCAATAAAAAGATGGCAGCACCTGTTTTACAATTTAAGAGGGGTCTTCTTACTAATCTTCCTGGTCTAAGAGCAGGTGAGCCTGGATTTACAACTGATTCATACGAATTATATGTAGGTATTGATAGTACAACAAGTAATAATAAGTTTTTTGGTTCTCATCGTTATTGGACCAGAGAAGACACAACAACTGGTAGTTCAGTAAATCTTGTAGAAGGATCTAGTAATGGTTCAAATTATGTAGCATTAAAGTCTCCAGATACTCTTGCTGCAAACCTTACTTATACTTTGCCAGGAACTGATGGTTCTAGTGGCCATGTTCTTTCCACGAATGGTTCTGGATCTCTCTCATTCATCGATACT